AAACTTGTATGGAGAACAGCCACAGCAAGACATCGATATTAAAGTTCAATACCGCGTATGTAGTGGCGACGAACCAAATGGCGCTTCGCGGTTTACTACAACTTTTGTAACGAATGCTGTAGTAACTACAGTGGAAGCCGCAAGTGGCGGGGCTGAAAGAGAAACTATTGGTAGCATAAAATATTTTGCTCCTAAATCTATACAAATCCAAGAAAGAGCAGTTACTGCTAGAGATTACGATATTCTTTTAAGGCAGAGATTTCCGGAGATACAATCAGTTTCTGTATATGGCGGTGATGAATTAGATCCTCCACAATACGGGAGAGTTGCTATATCAGTAAATTTACAGGGCGAAGGAACTCTATCTTCAACAGCAAAAAATGAATATGTTAGATATCTTTCAAATAAAAGCCCACTTACAATCGAGCCAATATTCATAGATCCAGATTTCCTATATGTAGAGCTTATAGCTGATATAGTATATGATAAAAATCAAACAGGCAAATCTATACAAGAATTAGAGTCGCTTATAAGAACAGCCATATCATCTTACAATTCAGCCAATTTGGATGATTTTGGAGAAACATTGAGATCTTCAAGATTGACCGCTATAATTGATAATGTAGATAGCGGAATTTTAAGCAACTCACTATGTGTAAATCCGATAATTGAATATAAACCAGTTCTAAATTTAACACTCAATCCAAGATTTAAATTTGAAACTCAATTGGTTAAGCCATATCCATATAAAGCAACAAACGGTTTTGAAGATTTTAAGCCGTCTGTCGTAAGCTCTAATTTTACATATAGAGGTATTAATTCTAAATTACAAGACGATGGTTCTGGTAATATGAGAATTATTAGCTCGAACTCCGTAAATTCAGAAATTTTAAATCCACTCATCGGCACTGTAAATTATGCAACTGGGGAAATAAGATTAATAAACTTTTCAGTTGAGGCTTTTTCCGGTGATGCTATTAAAATATATGCCGCAGTAGCAGCCGTAAATGTTTCATCTCCAAAAAGTAGAATTCTTACTATAAGAGATACGGACGTATCAATTAACTTTGTAGAGTCGAATTAATGCAAATAGAAAAACTTATATCATTCCATATCGAAAAACAGTTTCCGGCCATTTACCGTGAAGACGGCCAAGAATTGGTCCAATTCGTAAAAGAATACTACAAGTTTATGGAGACGAACGAAAATCAATCTCTATACAACGGCAGAAGAATGTTTGAATACCGCGATATTGATACAACACTTGAAAGAATGCTACTGTTTTACAAAAATAAGTATCTATCTGAATTGCCATTTGATAGCCAAACTATCAGAATAGTAGTTAAAAATATTTTAGGATTATATCGCCGCAAAGGAACTGTAGAGGGTTTAGAATTGTTCTTTACTCTTTTTTACAATGAGAGTATTAAAGTTTACTATCCCTCTAAAAATATATTCAAGCCATCAGATTCTGAATGGAAAAGCGGCAACTATCTACAGCTATCTCCCAATTCTGGACTATTTAATTCTACTAAAACTGATACCACGTATACATATGCAGATATAATAGGCAAAACAATCGTTGGTGAAACTTCAAGAGCCCGAGCTACTGTAGATAAAATAAATTTTGTTATATTAAACAATTCATTTACTCCTATAATATTTGTAAACGATAATACTGGAGAATTTATAGGATCTGAAGGTATAATATGTGAAATAGATGGTATTCCTATAAACTTTGGAAAAATGTACGGCTCATTCACATCAATTGAAATTAATAATAGCTATAACGGCACTACTGGGAACAATATCGGGGACTTGGTAACATTTCAAACTTCTCCGGATGGTTTTGGTGCAAAGGGGCTGATTACTGGTGTGACAGAAAACTTTACCGGAGTGGTTTCTTATTCTGTTGAAGACGGAGGATGGGGTTATTCAATAGATAGCACCAAATTATTAGTATCAAACCAAATTATATTTTTAGATAATGAGGGTGGCAAATTTGAGTTACTCGAAACTTTAGAAGATAATTTAGGCAACCGCGGCGCAGTGATTGGTCAAAATGATATATCTATCGGTGTAAGAATGGAGTCTGGAGATGAATTTGTTGAAAGCAACACTATCGTAATATCAACAACTGATAGAGACGTTAATGTCGACATTCAAGATTTATCTGGCGAAACTTTGATACGAATTGTAGCAAAAAATGAAACTTCTCCTGGAGCTCTTTATCCAGATACTGCAAATACATCAGATGTTATAGTTGGCGAAATAACTAATGAAGAAACCGTATCTCTTATTTTTGACGTAATTGGAAACTTTACAGATGTTACGCTCGATGCACTAAACTACAACTCATCGCCGGCTTTAATACCAATGTCCGGCAATACGGATCCTATTACAATTGATACTCTGCTTGAAGACGCGTTTGATCTTACGCCCGTTGAATTGGGTACTATAGTAAGATTTGATAATATAAATCCTGGAGCTGATTATGTTAATGACGTGTTTGCTGCAGCGTTTGATACTAGAATGTCATTATTTTCGCGCCGCTTGCAACAAATAACACTTGAAGCAGTACCAGCAACGTTAGGAATTGGAAGCGAAATATTGCAAAACGGCATAGGCGCTAAAGTTTTAGACTTGGTAGATAATACAATTACTGTAAGACCATATACATATTACGGCTTTGATTCTATTACTCCAATAGAATTTGGAGGATATCAATGGAATATCGTTTCGTTATCTACAGACTTTAATTCAGAAATAGCTGGTTTTAATTCTACGATTAATGCAGATACAGAATTTGCAGTCGGAAAAATAACAAACGTTAAAATAATAGATTCTGGCTATGGATATATTAACGGCATTGAAGCTAACATTATAGATCCGGCTGGGAATATAGCAGCAAAGGGTATTATATCTGCCAAAAATCAAGGATCTACTGGCGGATTTTGGTCTTCTTTGAATTCTCATTTGAATGGATACATCAAGACGGCAGCTGCAGACGGTATAGATGAATATTTCATATCAGGAAAGTTTATACACGACAGCGATTACTATCAAGAATATTCTTATGAAATACAATCAAAAATTGGAATCGAAACTTATGAAAAGCCGCTTAAAGAAATAACTCATGTCGCAGGAACAAAGGTGTTTGGTAAATTCAACTTTGAAGAAGAATTGAAAATTGTTCTTTCTTCTGATATAGCAATAGAATTATAACTTTTTTTATAAATATACTAAAATGTTGAGGGAAAAATGACTGACATAACAAGCAAATTTAGAACTGATGTGGCAAAGCTTTTTATTGATGATGTGCAAACTGGTAACTATTATTTGTTTGCTTCACACGATCAAGATGAATTAACCACGAGCAGTGCATCTTCTATGAAATCCCTTTTAGAAAGAACAGTATTCGGTAAAAGAATTGATCCAGAAGAAGTTTATCATGCAATAAGAAATTATCCGTGGCAGCAAAATACAATTTATACTCAGTATGATGATCAGACAGATCTAGCCGATCAAAAATATTATGCGGTAGTATACCCAGAAAATAATGAAACTGGCGATTATAAAGTTTATAAATGCTTGTTTAATAATTATGGTTCAGAATCAATAAATGCACCAAATTATAGTGATGTCACTCCAGATCAAATTTATGAAACTGGCGATGGGTATGTTTGGAAATACATGTACTCGCTAACCGAATTTGAGTTTGATAAGTACAACACGCGCGGTTACATACCGATATTCCAAGAGGCCAACACATCAACTGTCAGCACGGGCGAAATAAACCAGATATTTATCACAAATCCAGATACAAATAGAGGTTACGAAAGCGTAGATGGAACAATTTTTCAAGTGTTACGCGGCGGTGAGAATAAAGTTGTAATTTCTGTAGTTTCCGGAGCTATAAATCCAATTGAAAACTACTACGCAAATTATTCTTTTTATGTCACAAACGAAAATAATGCATCTCAAATTTATGAAGTAAACTCCTTCGTGTACAATTCTCCAACCAAAGCAACAATAACTCTAAAAGAGGGTGTTCCAGAAGACGGAGTTTTAGCAGAATCATCTTCCTTTCAAATATTGCCAAGCATAAAAATACTAGGTGACGGATCTGGCGCTGTAGCCATCCCAAGATTATCTCCAGAAGATGGAAACATAAACAGAATCATTGTGATAAATGAAGGCGCGGGATATACTCGTGCAACTGCGACTATACCAGATCCATTTGGTTTTGATCCAAACACTTTAAGTTCTGTAGATGAAAAAATAATACTTAGGCCTATAGTATCGCCGCGAGCCTCGCACGGAACAAATCTCGCAGAAGAACTTTCTTCTAGACATGCAATCATATATAACGGATTTAATGAGTTTGATAACGAAGTAATACCGGCAACAAATACTTTTAGCCGGATAGGAATAGTTAAGAACCCAGAATTTAAAACTGCGAATACAACTCCAGATATTTTTAACAACACGCTAGAAGTTTTATTAGATGGGCATTCTTTAGAAGTAGACGAAATAGTTACCCAAATTGAAACAAACCCAGAAAGTGAATTCTATAATGAAATAACTTTTATGGGTAAAGTGAATGAGATCTCCGGCAACACTATCTGGCTACGTGAATATATGGGCGCATATCCCAACAATTTGAATTCTGCCAATACCGAATTTGATTTTAGCGATATATCCATTAATGCAGAATTACCGTTATATTCTTCGCGTGATGAAATTCTTGTAATAAATATAGCTGAAGATGCTGTTAAATCATCCAATTACATTCAGAGATCGGGTGAAGTTTATTATACTAATTCTTTTGCACCGATTACAAGAACAGAAGAATCAAGAGAACAAATTAAAGTTGTTATTGAATTTTAAGGAAAAATAAATGCCAATTAATAAAGACCTTAACGTAGATCCGTATTTTGACGATTTCGATTTAACTAATCAGTTTTATCGGGTTCTTTTTAAACCGGCTTATGCAGTGCAAGCAAGAGAGCTTACACAGATGCAAACAATGATGCAAAACCAAATTGAACAATTTGGCGATAATATTTTCAAAGAAGGATCTATTATCAAGGGGTGTAACTTTACCGAGTTGGGCGATCTCAACTATGTCAAAGTTACTGACAAAGAAGGTTTTGACGTTTCAACATATGTTGGGTTTAGTGATACTGTCACTATAGGCTCTGAAGATTATGTTAGAGATAACACATACGAATTAAGAGGCCAGGTCACAGGAGTTACAGCATCTATTATCGCAGCAACGCGCGGTTTTGAAACTAGAAACCCCGACCTAAGTACATTTTATATAAATTACACTACAACCTCTGCTGGCAATAAATTGTTTCAATCTGGTGAGCTTTTAAACATCTACAAAATAAGCACCGTCAGCGTTGGAACTTCTGTCAACAGATCAGAAGAGCTCGTAGATACTATAAACGTTACTACATTTTCTGGATCAGTAGGTAATTCTTTTGGGCTGAGAACTTCTCCTGGTATTATTTTCCAAAAAGGGCATTTCCTATATTCTGAAGAGCAATTAGTAATTATTTCAAAGTACACGAATATTCCGGATAATGTTTCCGTTGGATTTTTAGTTGAAGAAAAAATAATCAACGCGTTCCAAGACGAATCGCTCTATGATAACGCAAACGGATCTAACAACCAAAACGCCCCAGGCGCTGACAGACTGAAATTGATTCCAATTCTTACCGCGTTGGCAACAACAGAAGCAGATTTAGATACTGCATTTTTTACTCTTACTCGCTATTCAAACGGAAACGCTGTTACATTAAGAGATGTTTCACAATATAATGTCCTCGGTGAAGAAATGGCGCGCAGAACATACGAAGAATCTGGTGACTACATAGTAAGAGATTTCAATTCTAAAGTTATAAGAAGAGATGGTAATCTTAAGATTTCTGTAGGTAGTGGTCTTGCATATGTTAAAGGGTTTCGTGTAGAAAACTCAGCAGAATACATTTTAGATATAGATGAGATAGCTAATACTTCTTTTGACGAAATAACAAATCAAGCAACCTCTTTCAATTATGGTGGATATTTGAATTTGGCAAATTCGAACACCGCTGGTATAGTATCTATAGACGATTTTTCAACAGTTCAATTGCAAAACTCTGTATCTTCTAACATCGGTACTGCGAGAGTTAGAAGCGTAACTAATGACAAGATTTTTATATTTGATATACGTCTTACCGGTAGCAATTTATTAGGAAATGTTGAAAAAATAGTAGGAACTTCTGGATTTTTGTCAATCGATCCTAATTCAGTCATAAACAAATCTGATTCTGCTGCTATGATTTTTGATACTGGAATGACCAGCTTAAAATCGACTAGTAATATATCTTTGCCAGTAAGAACATCACGCGATCTAACGGGCATTTCTAGTAATACAGTAATAATATCTCCCGCCGCTGGAGAAGATTTTAATCTCGAAAACAATGATATATTATTCGTAGATAGTACAAATCTAAATATAGATGTAATTGATGCTTCACTATCCGGAGATGATTTAGTTGTTACTCTTTCCGAAACTCCGTCTTCGAGCGCTACTATATATTTCAACAAACGAATTATAGATGCTACTCCTTTTACAAAAGCTAGCATAGATTTGTTTGTAAAATGCGACGTTACAAGTACAGACTTTACATCGTCTGCAAAATACAATTTAGGGTTTCCAGATGCTTATAAAATAAATTCGATAACAGACTCTGCAGATAATGATGTGACATCGAGTTTTAGATTAAGAACAAACCAAAAAAATAACTATTACGATCACTCATACATAGAATATATCCAGGGTAGAACCGTACCAGCTGACGGCTTGATAACTGTTTCAATAACTGCTTTTAAGTTAAATGACACGGCTGGAGAATATTTCTTTACTGTAGATAGTTATCCAGGCGGTGTTCCAAAAAATGCAATTAAATCTTTTGCGTCAGGAGGAAAGACTTATGAATTAAGAGACTCTTTAGATTTTAGACCATACGCCGAGCCAATTTCAGGCGCTAATTATACGAATGCTTCATTGTTAGCTACAGCGCCAACTGTAAGCGATCTATCAACTGGAGTAAATGTTGCGCCAACATTTACGGCGTCTTATGAAATACTCACGCCCGCTTTAAATCAAGTAGCGCAAATAGATTATGAGTTTTATCTAAATAGAACTGATATCATAACAGTCGACTCTTATGGCAAAATATCTTTA